GCCGACCGGGTGGGCGCGTATATGATCGACGCCGCCACCCAGGCGGGCGCGCGGCCAGTTGGCGAGCGGCGCGATGGCTGACAAATGCTGCGCCGATTGCGCCTTCCGCCACGGCTCGCGCGAGCGTTCAGACCCATGGACGTGGATGCGTCTGAACGAAGGCTGGGACGCGGGCGAAGGTCCGTTCTATTGCCACGAGAGCGTGCCCGGCCACCCCCAGGAAGTGCAGGATGACCGGCCTCGGATGCGCGTTTGCGCCGGGTATACGGCAATGCGCGGGGTGTCGGTTGTGCGGATGATGGCGCTGGCGGAGCATAGGGATGCCTGACCGCCCCCTCCCCGGCTGGCCGCGCGGCATGCACTTGGAACTGGCCGCGTCCTATGTCGGCCTGTCCGTCGGGTCGATCGCCAATGAACGCAAAGCCGGACGCTTCCCCGAGCCGGTCAGCCTGACGCGGGGCCGGATCGTCTGGCTGCGGGAGGACCTGGACGCCTGGCTCGACCGCAAAGCGGGCAAGGCCGCGCCAGAGGACGCCGTTGCAGGGGACGGGTCCGAATGGGTAGCGTGACGTTCATGCCGCCAGCCAAGCCGCCGCCCTATGTGTTTTGCCCGAAAGGCGGCAGCGGCCGACGGTACACCTATTACCGACGCAACGGTGTCCGCACCAAGCTGCCCGATCAGGATGACCCAGGCTTCTATGCCGCCTATGCCGCCATCCACGAAGCCGCGGAAGCAAAGTCCACCGCAGCCGCCCCGCCAATCGCCGCGGATGCACCGGGCAGCCTCGCGACCCTGATCGCCGCCTACAAGGCCTCCGAAGAGTGGCGTGGCCTCGCGAAAGGCACGAAGCGGGATTATGACAAGGCGCTGGAGCCGCTGCGCACGCAGTACGGACGCTTCACCGTCGCCACCATGCCGCGGAAATTCGTGCTCGATCTGCGGGACAAATACGCGCGCAAGACGGTCCCTGCCAAAGCGCCGGATGGCGTGGCGATCGTGGGCCAGGATGGCGCACCCGCCATGACGGAGATCGCCACGCCCCGCCGGGCGAACCACATGGTCAACGTGCTGCGGCTGCTGATGAGCTGGGCCGTCGATCGCGGTTGGCGCAAGGATAACCCAGCGCTGCGGGCCGGCCGGCTGCGGACCGGCCCGGGCTTCAAGCGCTGGACGGACGAGGCGTTCGCCGCCTTCATGGCATCTGACGCCGTCTCTGAGCCGATGAAGCGCGCCGCGGCGCTCGGCATCTACACCGGCCAACGGAAGGGCGATTGCCTGACCATGACGCGATCGGCGCGCAAAGGCGGGGTGATCGAGGTTGTCCCCGCAAAGACGAAGGATACCACCGGCGTGCGGCTGGAAATCCCGGAACACCCGGACCTGACCCGCATCCTGGACGCGGCGCCGAAAAGCGACGCGCTGACGCTGCTGACCCGGGCCGACGGCCACCCATGGCGGGAGGACAATTTCAATCACCTGTTTGCCGCCGCGATCAAGGCCGCAGGGCTCACCGGCCTGTCGTTTCATGGTTTGCGCAAGGCCGCCAGCGCCAGGCTGGCCGAAGCGGGTTCCACCGATTCGGAGATCGACGCCGTGCTCGGCCACTCCGACCCGAAGATGACCCGGCTCTACCGGCGGCAGGCCGACCAGCGCATCCAGGCGAAAGCGGCCATCACCAAGCTGGTTCAGAAGGGCGGGAAGAACGGCTCATAAACGGCGCAGTGTAAACGCCGTTTAGAGTGAGTGTAAACTTTCCCGGGAACGCCACCTAACCTATTGATTAGATGGTAGCGGCGGACGGATTTGAACCGCCGACCAAGAGATTATGATTTCCCGGTAAATCGAACGATATCAACGCTTTGATCAATTTAGACGCCAAAATCAACCCATTGATATCCAATGTGATTTTTTTTCGGTGTAAACGCCATCCGGCCACCGCTCGCCAAACCCCAGACATGAAAAAGCCGCCGCCGGGTCTCCCCAGCGGCGGCCCCCAACGGTGCAAGCAATCCTTGCTCGTCTACGTCACCCGCGCGGCCACCGGAGCCGCCACCTGATACGTCGGCGCGACCATCGGCGCCACCGGCACCACAAGCGTGCCCGGCGGGAAGTCGGACGCGAGCTTCACCAGATCGGCCGTGATCGCCGCGACGCTCCCCGCCGAGCCCTTGTCGGCCACCGCCGCCATGCCGTCGGCGACGGCTTGTTTCACGTCGGCCTGCACGGCCGGCTTCTCGGGGATCGCGATCATCGCCACGCCGCCGCACGCCGCGGTGATGGCCTGCGCCGGCGAAAACGTCTTGCTGGCATAGCCCGCCGCAGCGCTGACGATCGTGCCCAGGCCGATGATGGTGGTGGGCTGGCGGATATACGCCGCAACATCGGATAGCGTCGGCATGGTCATACTCCTGTCTGTGGGTTGAACTGGTCATCGAGCGCATCGGCGCCGGGCTGCGGCGCGGCATAGCGCATGGCCGCCCCCGTCCCCGCGTGGACGCTGGACGCGATCGGCGGCATGGCGGGGACGGCCACTGGCGGCGCATGGATCGTCAGCGCCAGCGCCGCCGCCTGCCGCCGCGTGGTCCGCGCCAGCCACCCGGCGCCGAACACGGCAAACCCAGCAAGGCCGCGGTAATATTCGGCTTGCAGCGCGCCAAGGCTGGCGATCCGGCTCCGCAGCACGGCCAGCCCGCACGCACTGGCCTTGATCGTGTCCGGACCGATATCGCCGTCCTGCTCGACGCCGGCCACGCGCTGCAGCAGCCGCGCCGACGCGCTCACCCCGGCATTCACGCCGAAATCGAACACCATCAGGTCAAGCCCCGCCGGCAGGTCAGACCCGCACACCGCATTCCAGTAGCGCGCCGCATAGATCGCCGTGGCCTCCGCCTGGGTCAGCGCCCTCACATCCGCCGCCGTACACGCCGTGCCGCGCCATTCCGCCAGCGTGGCCAGCGTAATGCCCATGTTGGTCGCCCCGCCCGGGTCCTGCGGATCATCCACAAACCCGCCCTCCGCTTGCAGCGTGAACGCGATCACCGGCGCAAAATCAGCCATCCCAGCCCCCTATTGCTTCGGAACCCGCAGCACAAACTCGGCCGCCACCACCGCGCCCGCGATCACCGCCGCCCAGATCGCCTGTCCGGCGCCGTTCAGAAACACGCCGAGCGCCGCCTTGCCGCCCGCATTGCGGCTGTCTTTGGTCAGCAGCAGATCGAGCTTGCCGTCCATCGAGTGCATCGTGGCGCTCAGCTCGGCGACGCGCTCGCGGTCCGCCTCCCGCAACGCCTCCAGCCGCGCCACGCGCTGCGGGATCGGCAGGCCGTCCCGCTCCATCCCATCCTCCATCATGTGACGCGTATCTGCATCACTGAGCCGTTGCGGTAGACGCCGCCGATCGGGACCAAACCGCTTGCCGCAGCAGCGGCGTCGTTCGCGTAGCTGGCCGTGGCGACAAGGGGGGTGCTCGCTAGCTGTGTGAAATTGATGACGCCTTGCTCAATAACGGTATTCGATATGACTAGGTTGGCCGCTTGGATCGTCAGCGTGCCCTGATTGGCGGTGCCAGCCGTGCCAGATGTGAAGGTGAAGGTCACGTCTGGAAAGGCAGAACCGCCGCCAGACGAGTATGCCTTGATCAGAGGCGTAGAGGCTGACGACTGCTTGCCGAGCACCAGCAGCGTGTCGGCACCCACAATGCTGCCGTCTAGCGATCCTCCAGCCGACGCCTGGACTCCAGGGACAAGCAATGTCTCCGAGAACGAATAAGAATTGCCGGAGTTATTGGCCGTCATGCAGCCTTGGATGACGACTGACGCTACAACAGGCGGCACATTGAATGGCGCGGTAGAAATGAACGTGCCTAGCGCAATATTGTCCTTGACCACGCATCCCGCGTTCAAAAACAGACTATCGCAATATATCGCGTAGGCAGTTGCCCTCCCCGAGCCGCGCGTGTCGTTAACGACGTTATCGCGGATGATAATGTTCGTCGGCGTTCCGCCGCCCGAGGTCCCACAGATCGCATAGGCGCCGACCCCGCCAGCAACCCCGCAATCCGTCAGATAGTTGTTTTCAACGATGATGTTCGCGAGGGGGCCGTTGATCCAAATCGAATAGGGCTGGGTGCCCAAATCGCCGTGAATGGTGTTTCCGGCTACCCGAACGCCGCTTGACTGCTTGATATTGATAGAGCCTGTTCCCGCGGTGCCGCCAGTTCCGTTCCCATACATGATGTTATTTACAACTTGGCACCAATTCTCCTGACCCCCAGACCCACTGACGCCGGAAACAAAGAGCCCAAAATCACGGATGCCGTAGACAATATTTTCAGCCATTAGGCAGTAGCTGTCGCCTGCTGGCTGCGGTGTATCCGAATAAATTCCAATCCCATCCCAACAACTATAGACGGTGTTTCCGACAACAGAACAATTGGTATCACCGGCATATAGGCTAATGCCTTGGTCAGTAATATTGTAGACCGTATTAAAGCGAAAATGACAGTTCGAAGCGGCGTTAACCTCAGCGGAATTTCCACTGTCATGCATCAAACAACGCTCTATGATGCAATTTGTCACTCCGACGGTCAGGTTTACCGGCCAGTTGACGATATTGGTTATTTCAAGATCGGTTATATGGATATCGCTGTAGCTCCCGGCGCATCCTATACCCGCTGACGCGGAACCTGTCCCCGTTTGACCCGCCTTGTTCCCGTCAATCTTGCCGGTATTTCCGCCCGTAATAAATACGTTACTGCCGACAATATTAAGGACGGTGCGCAGAGTCCCTGTGCTCGGAAGGGCCGTGATCGTGCCATAGAGCATTAGGTGCGTCATAGCCGGGATTGACAAGGTTCCGAACGTTCGCACGTTCAGACCAGCGGGATGCAGCAACGCACATTTCCCGGCGCATTCATTTAGCGCGTTCTGATAGGCGGTCGTATCATCGGTGGTGCCGTCGCCAAATACACCGAAATCAAGTATTGACATAGCATCGGTGAAGCGGCTCGCCAGCGTCCGGGCCACCGCGCCGCTAATATTCGGCGTCACCAGGCGAGCGGCGGTAATGGCGTCCGCCTGCGCCGCCTGCAAATCCCCGGCCGTGAGAACAATGTTGTCGTAAAACAGCCCGTCCACATAAGCGCCCATCTCAGTACTCCACGATTACGAGGCCAGGCGCGCCCACGCCGCCATTGCCGTTGACCTGGTAGCAGCCGCCGGCGCCGGACCCAGCCGCCTGGCCATTGGCCTGCGCCGCCCCGCCCGCCGTGGCGCCCCGCCCGCCACCGCCGAACGCCGACGCGCCGCCATTGCCCGGGAACATCAGCGAACCGGCATTGCCGTCCGTGCCATAGCCGCCGGGCTCGTTGATCGCGCCGCCCGTGCCCGCGCCGCCCGCGCCGCCATAGGCGTAGGTCGCCGCCGCAAGCCCGCCGAGCCCGCCAGTGGCGCTGCAATAGGACCCAAAGATCGTGCTGCCGCCCTGCCCGGACACGGTGCCGCCATAAATGCCCGCCGTGCCACCAGCACCGATCGTGACGGCGATCGAAGCACCGGGCGTGACGGTATAGACGCCCTCGGCATAGCCGCCCGCGCCACCGCCGCCGCCGCCCTGGCTGGTGCTGCCGGAACCGCCGCCGCCGCCGCCGCCCACCAGCCGCACCTTGATCCTGGTGACGCCCGCCGGAACCGTGAAGTTGCCGGACGCGCTGAAAACCTGCTGGTTGGAAAACCCGGCATGGGTCGTGTATCCCGCTGCCGCCACCCCCGCGAGCGTGGTATAGCCCTGCGCCGTCACCCAGGCCTCCGCAGCCGCCAGCGCGGCGGCAGCCGTGGTGTAGCCCAGCCCGGCGATATAGGCCGGCACGTCCGGCAGCGGCACGGTGATGAACGGCGCGCCGGCCGCCACCGCAATGCTCGCCGTCGTGATCGTGGTCTGGCCGTTCGCCAGCGTGATCACATACAGCGGGACCCAGCCCGAGGTCACGCCCGGGATGGTCTGCGATCCGGTGGCCGCCGGCGCGCCCGGCACCACTTGCAGCGCCACGGTCTGCAGCCGCTGCGTATTGGTCGCCGCCCCGCTGCCGCCCGGCCCGGAAAACGGCACCGCCGGGTTGGCGGCGTTGTAGAACGGCAGCACCAGCGGCGTGCCGTCCGCCTCCTGCATCTGCCCCTCGATCAGAAAGCACTGGCTCTGCCCCGCCGTCGAAGGCGGCACGAAGGTCAGCGTGGTCGCGGCCAGGTTGATGCCCGCTTTCATCAGCGGATCCGTCGTGTCCGCCAGCAGCGAGGATCCGAACGCGGTGGCTTCCAGCACGCTCAACTGGCCCAGCGTGCCGCGCCCCACCAGCACGCTCAGCGAGGCGGGCGAGGTCGGCACGCAGCCCAGGCCATAGGCCCAGGCGGAGGGTCCCATCGCCGCTTCCAGCGCATAGCCGATCGCCTTCATGGCGAATTGTTCGGCCTGGTTAAACTCGTAGCTGCGCGGCAGCGAACCGAGCGTCGCGATCTGACGGTCCATGTCGTCTCCTTAGATAATTCGCGCCTGGCCGAGCGCGCCGGCGCCCAGCACCAGCGGCGCGCCGTTGACGATCCGCACCCAGGCGGTGCAGCCGGACGCCATCACCCCGGCAATGGCGGCGTAGATTTGCGGATCAGTGACGCCGCCGATCGAAAGCGCCGACCAGGCGAACGCGCCCTCGTCCCAGCCGCCCAGCGGTTCATCCCAGCCGGACGGCTTGCCCAGCGTGGCCGCCTGCAAGGCGCCGATATCGGGCGCCGTGCCGCGCTCGATGGTGACGAAAATTTGAAACGAGCAATTCAGATCGCCCCAGCCGCCACCCGAATCCCAGCCGAACGCGCCTTCATCCCACGCGCCCGTGTCGCGGATGTTCGACGGTTCGAACAAGGCCGGCGTGTTGCCGGTCAGGTCCTGGCACGCCTCGATGATCGCCGCCCGGGTCAGCCGCGGCCGCAGCACCTCATGCTGGATGCGCATCGCAAAGCCGTAATCGCTCTCGTTCGGACGGCGCACCACGGTGAAGCCCAGGAAATCCTGCGCCGCCAGGTCGACAAACCCATCCGTGGCGGTCAGCAGCCGGGTCTGCAATTGGACGTAGCCCAGCAGCCCGTAGACCTGGGCCAGCACCGATCCCAGCCCCGCCAGCAGCCCCGACAGCACGGGCGTGCTGTCCGCATCGGCGAACCATCCGCCCGGCAGCACGGCCCGCAGCCGGGCCGCCATGTCGCCCTGATCGCCGACAGCCATCAGGCGACCGTCGAAGTCGTGATCCGGCAGCGCTGATACGCCGCCGCCGTGACGCTCACCGCGCCGCCATTCAGCGTCAGCGTGGTGATGTCGGCCACGCCCGGATCGGCGCCAAGGATCACCTGATACATCCGGCCGATCGAGAGCGTCTGGCCGAACGCCAGCGTCGCGGCATAGGCGGCAATGGCGGTCTGCACATTGGCGATCACGTCGGGCTGCACCGCACCGGCGTTGTAGGACAGCACCGCGTTGACCGAGACGCCGACCACCTGGACGGCCATGACATACAGCGTGATGCCGCTGGCCCGCACGGCATCGACGGCGGCGAACACGCTGGCCAGCAGATTGGACGGCGGCGCGCCCGATCCGTCATCGACATACACCGTCGATGATCCCGCGCCCGGCGCGCCGTCCACGATGGTATAGGTCAGGCCTTGCTGGACCGACACCACGGCAGCGCCGATCGCCGCATCGGTGCCCGCCCGCAGGCCCAGGATGAACAATTGGAACCGCGCCTTCAGCGCCGCGTCCGTCTCCGCGTCGGCGCCATTCGTGAAGGCGGCGCTGTTGGTCGCATAGTCGATGCCCGCCACGCCGGTCGCCATCAGGGTCAGCGTGCCCGGCAGGATATTGCCCGCCGATCCCGCCACCGCCGCCTGCACCGGCACCGTGACGCTGGCCGTCCCAGCCGCCACCACATAACCGAGCGAAGTGGCCGACCACGCCGCGTTGGTGGTGTCCGTGGTGACGGTGAAGATCTGCGAACCGTCCGTCGTCTTGATCTGCACGCCCGGCAGCACCAGCGCCGGCTGGGTGGCGCTGTAGCGCGATAGCGTGACAGTCCCGGTGGCCGCCACCGCCGGCAGGCGGGTCAGCGTCCAGTCGCCGACGAAGCTATCGACGTCGGTCCCGGTGCTGGTGGAGAGCCGCGTGGTCTGCAGCACCAGCAGGATCAGCCATTGCAGCCACAGCCCGACGCTGGTCACCGCCTCCGCCATGGCGCGCCAGACCGAGCCGATGGTGAAATCCAGCACGGTCGCCGTGGTCGCCTGCGCGGCGGCGGCGAAGCGCCGCACCGTGGCGATCTGGGTCAGCAGGTTCAATTGCATGGGGCGCTCCGGCAGATCAGGGCGCGTTGGACGCGACGGGAACGGTGGCGGTCTGGCTGGTCCCGGTCACGGCATCGACATATTCGACGGTCGCCGTCACCGTGCCATCCACCGCCACGGTCACGGTGACGCTGGGCGGGTCCGGCGTCTGGCTGACCACGAACTCATAGGTGATCTGATTGAGAATCACCGCCTCGATCGCATCGGCCGCGGCCGGCTCGCCGATGAACTGCGCCAGCCCGGCGCCGTAATCGAGTTGCCAGATATAGTCGCCGGGGTTGGTCAGCAGCCGCCGCAGCACGCGCTGTGTGCCAAGCGCGCTGCCATCGGCCGCCAGAATGTCGCCCGCCGCCGACAGCGCCAGGTCGCCGCTGAAATCGAGGGAAAGGTCAGGCATCAGGGCGTGACCAGATTCGGCGCCGCGGTCTGCGCGCTGCCGCTCTGCACGCCGCCATGGGTATGCGCGTTATGATCGGTCCGCAGCAGCGCCAGCGTGCCATGGGCGCCGTTCTGGTCGCTGATGTCGCCGCTCACCAGCAGCGTGCCGTTGATCTTGACCGTGCCATTCATTTCGATCACGCCGCCCGCGGTCAGCCGGAAGGTCGAGCCGCTGGGGTGGCGGAATGTCGGCTCACCCGGCACGGGCGGGATCGCAACACCCCCGCCATAGGGCTGGATCGTGCCGACGGGCTGGCTGGTCGAGTGCACCGCGCCAAGCACCACGCCATGCCGCAGATCGCCCATATCCGGCGCCACATAGACCTGGGTGCCGACGGTCGGCAGCGTCGAGGCGCCCCAGCCGGCGCCCGCCGCCATCTGCGCCACCGGCAGCCAGCCGGATTGCGTGCCTTCCTCGTCCCAGGACACGCGCACCAGCGGCTCGGTCGGATTGACGGCCGAGACGATCGCATGCCGGCCCTGGCCCATATTGGCGAGCTGCTCGGCCACGATGCCGCGGATCATGTTTTCCAGTTCGGTCACGGCGCTGCCTCATCGGTTTGCGGGCCATGGTTCTTGATGGCGATCGTCTGTTCGGTGCCGTCCTGGCCGATATGCCGCGTCACCTCGCCGACGTAGTAAGGCTGCGCCTCCCAGCCGGTGCCCACGCCTTCAAGCTGGATCACGTCGCGTGGCGAGACGGCCAGTTCGACGGGGCACTCGATCGTGCCGGTGCGCTCATGCCGGGTGATCTGCTCGCGGTACTGGTCGGCCAGCTTCTGCGCCTGGTCCTCGGTCAGATTCGGGCGGGTGTAGACGTAGCGGGTCACGCCATCCTTCGGCTGGCCCGTCGTGGAGCCGGATGGCGAGCCGCGCTGAAACGAACGGCCTTCGCGCGAGCGCCAGGACCGCACCACGACTTGCACGTCTTTGGCCAAGGTGAGGCTTCGCCGCAGCACCAGCCGCGTCGCGCCCAGCGCCCGGATGTCCGGGTCGAACCGCACGGTATAGGGGTTGCCCGGCAGGGTGACGCCGGGCTGGAAATACAGCGTTGTCCCGCTGACAAACACGTCGAAGCCTTCGTCGCGCGCCAGCTCGGTCAGCAAATCCCACTCGGTGCGCACGCGGGAAAACTGGTCATGCGTGATCTGATCGTGATCGACGGCATAGAAGCGCTTCACCAGCGTCGTCGTCGCCGTCACCTGCGGGGTCAGCCCGTGCCGCCCGGCCAGGGTGGTGGCGATCTCGCTGGCGGTCTGGTTAGCGAAAGCCTCCTGAGTCTTCGCCGCCACCAGCCGCTGTGTCAGGTCTTTGCCCTTCGCCCGCACGCTGCCCCAGACCGGATCGATCTCGATCTCGTCCGCCTCGCCGATGATCAGCGACGTCCAGCCCTGCCCGCCATCGATCGAGGCCTGGACATCGAACAGCGCGCCCTTCAGGTCATCGCCGCCCCACCACTCCAGCGACGGCGCGCCTGGCGCATACAGCGCGAATTCGGCCGACCACGTGTCCGGCTGGTAATGGCTGTTCTGCGTGACATCGGCGGACACCGCGCCGGGTAGCAATTTGCCATTCACCAGAACCTTCAGCGCGATCGTGCGGACCGCGCCAAGCGTCACCAGCGATTTCATGGCGGCGCCTTACGACTGGGGCGGCAGGCCGCCGCTATCCGGGTTGGCGCCATCGGGGATTGTCAGCGTGACGATGGCCGGGCCCAGCAGCGGATCGGTCAGGCCGGATGCCTCCGCGATCCGCCACCACGCCAGCGGGTCGCCCAATTCGCGGGCGGCCACGTGGAACAGCGTCTTGTCGGCGCCGGACGCGGTGATGGTCCGGCTCATAATGCGTTGATCGTCTGCACGCCGGACCCAGCCAGCGCGCCTACGGCCGAGCCGCCCGCCGCGACGCCCGCCGCAGAGACGGTGCTGGTCAGCCCAAGGGCCGTGGTGGCGCCGCCGATCACGGTCAAGCCTGCTGAAGCGGTGGACGCTGCCGCCGTGGCAATCCCGGCCACCGTGCCCAGCCCCGCGCTCACCGCGGCCAGCCCGGGCACGCCGGGCAGCACCGCGCCGATGCGCTGCAGATCGTCCTGCGCCGTCGCCAGTGCATCGCTCGCCGCGCCGATCTGCGCCGTCAGTCCGGACACGCCCAGCGCGTCGCCGATCTGGTCGAGCAGCGACTCCTTGACCGAGGCATCCGGCGGCGGCGGCAGCGGCACGCGCTCGCACGTCACGCTGTAGCGGATTTGGTTGAAGCCTTCGTCGAGCCTGCAATCCGTGAGCACCACGCGCAGGCTGGTGCTGCCCCAAAGCAGGGTCATCGGCTGGCCCGCCACGCGCAGCCCGTCCAGCAGCCGCGCCCGCCTTTTGGCGGAGCCGCCCAGGAAGGTGCCGGACCAGGTGACCGGCGCATCGTCGGGGCCGGTGACATCCATCACCCGCGCGCCGCCGGGCAGCTTGTGCAGTTTGTTGGCCTGCGCCCCGCCGGACTGGATGCGCTCCGGGACCTCGAAGGCCAGGAAGCGGAACGGCCCGAGCTGCACCGGCGCACCGGCAAGGAACGTGGCGGCGCTGTTCAGGCCGGACCCCACCGCGGACAGCGCGCCGCTCATGGCAGCCCCATGCCGGGCCAGGGATTGACCCGCACATCCGGCCCGCTGGTGCCCGTGCCGGCCGCACCGCCGATGCCGCGGGCGATCACGTTGCCGACCTTCTGGCCGTCCAGATTGACCGTGCCGTTCAACTGGATCGGCTTGTTCCGATCGGGCAGCGCCGGGTAGCGGGGCGCCGCACTCATCCAGGAGCCATTCGGATCGGCCCAGGTGCTGCGGTCGAAGATGCTGAATTTGTCGTCGGCCTGCTGCGCCCGCTTATACCAGTCATGCCTGCTATCGCGCTGGCCGTCCGTCTCGCCGAGCAGTCCATGCACGCCGTCGCCCAGCTTGCCGGCAAGATAGTCGAAGCCGCTATGCAGCGCCGTGCCGGCGGCGTAGGCGCCGAGCGCCACCAGGCTCAGACGGGCCGCAGTGGCAGCGCCTGCCATCGCAACCCCGAACATCGTGACGTTCCCGGACATAGCCGCCGCCTCGGCGCCTGCCAGCCATTGGAACGTCTTGATCATCGGCCCAGCGAACCCGAACACCAGCGACGCCGCGCCGACCGCCAGCGACAAGGCGCCCAGCGCCTCGGCCGTCTTGACCATCAGCCCGGCGGTGCCGGGGTTGCGCTCCGCCCAGGCGCTCATCGCATTCAGCGCGCCGGTGATATCCTTCACGACGCCGACCGCCGCCCCCATCACCGGGCCGCCCAGCGCCACCATCAGCCCGTTGACCGCCGCCTCCATCTCCTGGAAGCGCAGTTTCGGGTCGCCATCGACGCGCTCCTTGAACGCATCCCGCTCGCCGCCGCCGGCGATGGCGTCGCGGTCGCGCTTGAGCAGCAGATAGTTGCGGATCACATCGCCGATCAGCGCGCCGCCCGGGATGCGCGAGGCCAGTTGCTGCGCCGTCGCCATGCGCTGGCCCCGCAAAGCGTCGGGATCGGTGGCCAGGCCGCCATGCATGGCGTCGTAACGGTCTATGAACGGCAGCATCGTCTTTTCGATGAACTCGTACGGGTGGAGCTGCGCCTCGCGCGCATCCGGCAGCACGTTCTGCGGAAAGCGGAATTGCCCGATGCCGGTGTGGAAATCGATCAGTTGAGGATAGATGCCTTTCCTGCGCTTATAGGCCCGATCTTCATCGGTGATCTCGCGCAGGTGCAGCATCCCGCCTTCCAGCAGCATGTTCGCTGCCGCCTCGCTCATTTTCCCGGATGCCATCTGCATGGAGAAGCCTTGCAGCGCCGTGCCCGCCTTGGCTGCGCCCATCGACAGGATCGGCATGATGCTGTCCGCGAACAGCGCCGGGTCAGCCAGCATCGCGCCGGCGGCGTTGCTTGATTTCAGGAATTGCAGGATTTCCGCCGGCCCCACCCGCCCGCCGGTCTGCACCGTCGTCACTTCGACGTTGCGCAGGAATTTCATCAGCCCGGCGGGATCGATCTCGCCATCCGGGCCTGACAGCGCGCCGCGCAATTCGCCCGCCTGGATCGCCTTGAACAGATTGCCGATGGCGTCGCCCTTGCCGGCGCTCTGCAGCACGATGGCGGTCTGCGCCATCGCCTTCAGCGCGTCGGGGTTGAGCGCCTCCTCCGGCTTCTGCAGCAGGCTCATCACGTCCTGGATCATGTGCAGGCCGCCGCCGATCGTCATGCCCGGCACGTTGCGCTGCAGATCGATCGCCTGATCGAGTGCCCGCGCCGCCTGCGCCGCGCTGAAGCCCATCGTGCGCAGGCCGGATTGCGCGTGCTCGACCTCGGCCCGCGCCTTCACCACGCTATCGACGAATTCGGTCACGGCCGCGCCGACCATGCCGAGGCCGAGGCCGGTCTGCATGAACTCGCTGCTGCTCGGCCGCTCCGGGGGCGCCTTGTAATTCAGCGGGATGCCCGGCGCGCCGAGCGGGATCTGGAACGGCATCACGCCGCGCCCGGGCGTCGTCAGAGGACCAGCCCCCACTGCCCCGGGACCACCCGGCGGCACATACAGCGCTGGAAGCTGCGGCGCTGCAGCCGGTGGCGTTGCCCGCGGGCCGCCCCGCGCCGCCGCGTTCGCAGCCGCCGCGGCCGCTGCCGCAGCGCCTGCCGCGCCGCCAGACGGGATATCCGTCACCGCCCGGTTGAGCGCCCGCGCCGACTCCGCCGCGCGCGCCTGCGCCTGGTGCAGCCGCTCCATCGTCGCCGCCAAAGTCCGGATGCCCGGCTCGGCCCGCGCGATGCCGCGCAACTGGCTGCCCAGCGTCGTGGCGTTGGACTGCGCGCTCTTGATGATCTTATCGAGCGCCTCGAACTGCCGGATCAGCCCCGGCAACGCGGAATTAACGTTGGTTTCCAGGAACAGCGATACACCGATGCGATAGGCTTCGATCAATGGACCGCTCCCCCGCATGACGCCAAAAGACTACGAACACCACTGCGCCGCCCTGCTACGCGCCGCCGGTTGGCAGGCCCGCGTGGTGGGCCAGTCCGGCGACCAAGGGGCCGACATCATCGCCAAGCGCCCCGGCCAGAGCCTGGTTGTCCAGTGCAAGCTGCTGACGGCGCCGGCCGGCAACGCCGCCGTGCAGCAAGTCTGGTCAGCCCAGCGCTATTACGGCGCGCCGCACGGGGCCGTCGTGTCCGATAGCGGCTTCACGCCCGCCGCCCGCGCGCTGGCCCGCTCGACCGGCGTGCATCTCTGCCATACCGGCGCGCTGCTGATCCTGCTCGGGCCGCCGAAGGCCGCCCCGCACCCGACCCATTCGGTACAGTTCTGCCCCTGCGACAAGCTGCTCATCCGGCTGCCTAAAGGCCGCATCGGCACGGTGCGATGCCCGGATTGCGCGCGCCGCTTCCACGCCGTCGGCTAGTTTTCCGGCGGCTCGCCGGGCGGGCGGTTGGACGGCGGCAACCCGGCCAGCGCATGCGCCACGTGACCCGCGATGGTGTTGACCACCCAATCCTGCTTACGGAACGCCGCCGCCCCCAGGAACGAACGGGGCGGGACGCCATGCCCCAATTCCTGCACCTCGGCGACCAGCCCGATATTGCGCACCGGATTCTCCCGGCTGCCATCGCCGACTTCGCGGTCCGCCACGCCGATCGCCGCTTCATGGCCGCTCGCCGTCACCTCGATGCTATCGCGCAGCGTGCCGGTGCGCAGCTCGGGATCGTTCTCGGAAAATCCGAGCCGGACCCGCTCGGCCTTGGTTTCCTCCGCCAGTTCCGCCCAGGCCGCGAACGGCCCGGCCTCGCCTTGATAGATGCCGATCTCGGCGCGCGCCTCGGTCTGCACGATCTCGGCCGCCAGCCTCACGCCGTCATGCCCGGCGATCTCGGCCGCCGGGATGCGCGTTTCCAGGAACTCGGCGAATGCACCGATCGAGCCGAAATCACGCATCTTCCCGCTCCCATTCCAGGCGGTCCCAGTTGAACGTCCCGCCCTTCAATTCGCCCAGCGCGATCACCGCGGCAAAGCGCCGGACGGCTGACCATTTCAGCGCCACGTCCCACGGCACCCCGCCGCCGGCCAGGATCAGCATGTCGAGCAAAGCGGGGTGCCGGCTCAGTTTTTTGCGATGGCCCGCTCGCCGTCTTCGTCTTCGCCGGCCCGCTCGCCGTCTTCGTCTTCGCCGGCCGGCACGGCGTCGCCATAGAGCTGCTTGCCGGCCGCGGCGATGCCGTCATGGCCGACCAGCACGGCGTTGCGGCGGATCGCCGTCTTGGTGGACGCCACCGGCACCGGCACGCCGTCGATGCTCGCGACCGAGGCGATGATCAGCGCGTATTGCATCCACACCTTGTTGTCGGCGGCGGACCCGGCCGCCTCCATCAGATCCATCATCTGCGCCGGGTCGACCACCTGCAATTGCAGCACCCGCCCGCGCGCATCCGTGACGGTCATGTCGGCAGCATCGCTCATACCTGGCGCCTCCGCCCGGCTTCGAATTCGAGCGTCTGCTTCACGAACGCGTCGCCTTTCCACGTGCCGGCATTGCCCAGCGTGATCGTCACGTTGTCGAAGACATAGGTGGTGGTGCTGCCATCCGTCTCGGTGATGTATTGATACAGCATCCCCGTCATATACAGGCCGGTCGTGTACCAGGCCGTCTCTTCCACGGCGATCACGTTTTCCAGCGCGTTGGAGCCGCGTTCCAACCCGAAGCTGCCATTCCAGCCCATCGGCAGAGCGGCGCGCATGATCACGCCGTCGAGCCGGTTGGATTTCAGCTTCGTCTTCTCTTGCTTGGCGTCGAAATCGGTCACGTTGGGCATGTCCACCCGCGTGGTGACGCCGGTGCCGGTGCCCATGAGCAGCACCAGCGACACGTCGCGCCCGACAGACGCCTTGGCGCTGCTATTGATGACAGGCATCTATCTAGCTCCCCACTTGCCCGGACGGCGTGGTCTGTTTGGCCACCGTCACCGTCTGCCCGCCCTCGATGTTGGCGATGAATTTCTCGTTGATCGCCTGGTACTGCACCTGGCAATCCGCCTGCACGTAGCCGAGCGAGGTACGGGTGAAGGGATTGTTGCTGGTGTCGCAGATCACGCCGAAGGGCAGCGAGCCATCCAGCGTGCCCAGCAGCCCCTGGCCCAGCAGGTTCTGGAAGAAGCCCAGCAACGTCGCGCGGATGCGCTGGAATAGCGTGGAATTGACCACCTGCCCGACATAGGCCCCCATCCCCGCCGCGATCGTCGCCGCGATGTAGTTGGTCATGCGGGTGTAGTTGTCGCCGTTCGTCGCCGCGTTGCTGGACGAGTTGTGCCCGCAGCGCACGCCCCAATAGGCGCCCCCGGGTTGCGGGTTGGAAATCACGTCGATCCCCGCCTGAAACAGCGTCTGCAATTCGACCGACGCATAAGTCGTCGCCGCCGACGCGCCGGGCAGGCCGGATTTCTGCGAACCCGCGATGCTGTAAAGCTGCTTGTTCAGGCTGCTGTTCTGCGGCGAAAGATTGCCTAAGCGGCCCGCCACGAAACCTTGCGGCGACACCAGGCGCAGGACCTGATTGACCGGATCATTCCAGTAAATCCAGTCGCCGAACATGTGCTTGACGGCATAGCTGTCGAGCCCCGCCGTCGCCTTGGCCGTGACCGCGTTGGCGATGGTATCCCCGGCGGGCGTCACGGTGATCATATAGACGCCTTCAGACAGGCCGAACGCCGCCTGAGTCGTCCACTGCGTCGCGTCGTCGGCGTCGGCCAGCAACCCGATGGAACAGCCCTGGCCGCGCAGCGCATACATGCCCGTCCGCGGCGTCGTGTCCGCGCCGATCAGCACGGCGGCCGTCAACGTGGTCACGCCATCCGTGCCGCCGGTCAGGCTGTAAGTCGCAGCCGCCGGCGTCGTGGCGCCCACGCCAGCCGTGGCGGTGATCAGCAGCGAAGGCGGGCGCAGAATGCCGTTGCCGGTGTTGATCGCCGCGGCCAGCGCCACCCAGAACGCGTTCCCGCTTCCGGCGATGTTGTTGTAGACCTCGGGCGTCCGCCCGGGCAGCCCTACCACCGCCTGCCAGGTATTGGCCTTCGACCCGGCGCTGATCGCCACGGTGATCGAATTGCCCAGCGTGCCGGTATACTTGGCGGTGAAGGTGATGCAGTTGGTCAGCGCCGTCACCGTCGCCGCCACGTCCGTGCCATCGGTCACGCGGACGCATTTGAAGGCGGAGGCACCCTGCTGCACCGCGGTGGCCACCTGGGTGCCCATGTCGTATTTGCGGTTCTGGATGGCGCCGAAGGCCAGCGCGTAATCGCCCATCGCCGAGCAGATGACCGGCTGATTGACCGGCCCCCATTGCGCCGTGCCCACCACGCCGATGACGTTGGTCGGCACCCCGTTCAACACCAGGTTCTGCGGCGGCACGATCTGGACATAGAGATCGGGCACCACAAGCGCCGTGGTGTTGAGCGCGCCTTGCTGGGTGATCTGCGCCATGGATCAGCCCTCCGCCTTCGGCGCGGGCGGGACCGCCACGCGGATCAGATGCGAGCCGACGCGTTCGGCCAGCATTTCCGACGGGACATCGGTCAGCTTGTCGCCGATCGCGTGGCCGTCGAAGACCTGGATCACGACGTAATGGTAGCTCTGGTCGGGCATTGACGGGCTCCTAGTGAGGCAGGCCGATCTGATCGGCGTTGATGAGGTCCGTGCTGGTCGGCGCTTCGGTGCTGACCACCGCCGCCAGCCGTGCGCCGGTCGCCGTCGTGGCGGTGCTGAATTCGCACTGGTAACAAAGGTCCCGGCGGTAGAGCCGGTCGGCCTGGCCCGTGTCGAACGACACGGTATCGGCGTAGAGCAGCCGGGCCTCGCTTTGGTCCGGCAGCGGCAGCCAATCCGTTGCCGCGAGGGTCGCATCGATCGCGATGGCCATGGCGTCGCGCGTCGCGGGGTCCGGCGCCCAGATGGACACCCGGAAGCGCTGCGCCTGCATGCGGGTTTCGGTCCACATCGCGCCGTCGGCATACACCGCCGCCGACACCACGCCAGGCCCGCAGGTCAGCGCCGCGCCCGACGCCGTGCCGCCGCATTCGGCCGCCAGCGCCGCCGCCACACTCGCCGGCGTATCGCCCGAAGCGGTGCGGTAGGTAAACGCCAGCCAGCCAATCTGCACCGCCGCCACCTGGCCCAGCGCCGCCGTGCCGCCGAACGTGACCACCTGGCCGGACACCACCACGGTGAGCGAAGGCGTGGCGGTCGAGACATCGATCTCACGGTCCAGATAGCGCGTGGTGCGGCGGACGCCCCGCTCGGGGTAGACGCTGACATTGACCAGCCCGGCGGCCAGGTCGGCATCGAGCGCCGCCGGGACCGGCCAGCCGCGGTAGATTCGCGCCGTCGCGGCCACCGCCAGCGCAGGCGGCGCCACCGCCGCGACCAAGGCGTTTTCCACGTCGCTTTGGTCGGCCATTACGCGGCGACCAGAACGGCGGCCAGATGCAGCCCCTGCGGCTGGCGGTTGACCAGCGAGACGACGTAGCGCCGCCCGGCATCATCGACCACGATATCGGCGTTGCTCGGCATTACCCCGCCCCACGGCAGCAGGATTTCGACCAGCGGCAATTTGCCATCGGCGGGCAATTTGGTGGCGTTGCTCTCCGACCGGCCTTTGGGCAGCAGCGCCGCGGGCCAGCCGGTCAGCACGGGGACCAGATTGGCCGCCGTCTCGCCGCCATAACCACCGATGCCAGCGACGGCCGCCGGCGCCCGGCTGATGGTCAGCACGGCGTTGCAGCGGATCACCAGCGCGGGCGCCACGCCGCCGCATGCGGCCACGAAATAGGTCCAGCCTTCATCCGGCCCGCTGCCCTGGCCGACGAGGTAATCACCGGTCAGCAGCGCCGCCGGGTTGCCCAGCAGATAGAACGCCGCCTTGTCGAACACCTGCTGCGACTTGAATTGCAGCGCCGCGGCCACGTCGAAATCGGCCGTGATCGAGCCCACCAGCGTGCCGGACCCAATCGGCGCCGACGCGCCGGACGGGCGGTATTGATTGACCGTGTAGCCCAGGATCGCCCCGGCCTTGCCCAGACCATACTGGACCTTCGCCCGGATCAGCGCGCGGCTGACCATCAGACGACGAAGGAGACGCCGCCCTCGCCCAGGCCTGGACCGGGCGGGATGCCGAAGAAACGGCAGAGGCGTCGGCACCATTGATCCAAGAGCTTCGAGCGGTCGCGCACTTCGTTCCTGTTGTGGACCCACACCGCGGCGCTGTCCGTATCAAGGTTTGCGCTCGCCGACGCAACCGCCCCTTCCAAGGCATAGAGCCCAGGCACCGTGCCGCTGCCATTAAGGAAAAACCGCATCACCTGCAGCTCCTCCGGCCTGGCGTTGGTCATCTTGTATTCGAGCACGCCATAGGCCTGGTAAAACCGGTCGCCGACGAAGCCCGCATTGCCCGGGCCGTACATGTCATACCCCGCGTAACGCCTGATATCGGCCCGCTCCCCATCCGCCAGCGCCGCCGTGGACAGGCCGGCGGTGAAGCTCACGGCGCCACCATCTGCGCCACCGGCACCGTCGCCGACAGCGCCGCGTAATCCGCCTGCGTCGGGTGCGTCCCGTCGATCGAGTAATAATACGCCGTGCTCGCATTGAACGGCCAATAGCCGCCGTTCAGCGTCAGCGTGCCCGCCGCGTTGATCTCGATCGCCCCCGCCGGATCGAACACCCCCGCCAGCGGATGCCCCGCTTGGCCCGCCACAATCGCCCCCGTCGTGCCGGGGCTGACCGGCGTATACACCCCGGCCCAGGTCGCGATCTGCGCCGCCGTGCCGCTCACCGTCACCGGGCACCCCGCCCGCACCCACGTGTTATACCCCGCCCGCACCGCCTCCACCGCCGGGCGCTGCAGCATCGCGGTCAGCGTCGTATACGTGCCATTCCCCGCCACCGGCAGGGTCAGCCCGGCATCGGTGAACAACTCGAACGTGTTGGTGCTGATCGCCCCGATATAGAACGTGCCGTTCATCGCCGTGTTGCCGACGCCGCCTTGCAGCGTCACGGAGGCGCCGTTGGCGAACCCCGACGCATATGACCCGGACAGCGTGAGCACCATCGGCGACGCATTGGTCGCCGATGCGATCAGCATCCCGCCCGGCGCCTGGTTGGCCGTGCTTTTCAGGCTGTCATTCGTCACCACCCGCGGCAGCAGCGTGGCCTTCCAGATGCGGGGGTAGATCGTCCCCGCCGGGCCGCGCTTGCGCCATTCCGCCCAGCGCACCAAATCCTGGGCCTGGACCGTCGCCAGCGACGACGGCGAACCCTGCGTCACCCCGCCGATGCTGATATCGTTGGTGTTGCCCTCATCGATGATGTCGCTGACCGCCGCCGCGTTCAGCATGCGGTTGCGCGCCAGCGGCTGCACCCAGTCATACATATAGGCGCCCAGCCGGCAGCGGTCGAAATACGGAATACCGGCCGTCATCAGCGCGCCCATGATGAAACCGCGGTCGTAAATATCCCCCGTGCCGGCGCAGATGCTATCCCCCGCCGTCATCACCACGGCCAGGTCCAGCCCGGCATCCGGGGTGGCCTCGATCTCGGTCGGCCCATACATCAGGTTATTGGTGCCGGACGCCTCCCACGCCGTGCCGGACGTGGTCAACTGGTTGCTGGCATTACCCCCGGCGGACACGTAATTGCTGTTCTGTCCGGCCGGCAAAGACGGCCCGGCCGTCACGGCCGTTCCCTGGCTGCTGGGCCCCAGCGGATAGGTCGGCACCGTCACCCCGGAGGCATATTGCGTGGGCGACAGCGGCGACACCTGCGCCCCCGTATCGGTCCATGTCGTCGTGTTCGGCTGCGCTGGGATTTGCGTAAACAAATCAGCACCGCCCCCCGCGCCGCGGTAGATGTTATACGCGGTGGGCTGCGTCGCCGTGCCCAGCGCCCCGGCAGGCGCGGTAATGACCAGTTGCACGCTGGACGTGCTGCCGGTGGTGGTCACGGCTTGGTTGGCCGCCACGGCACTTTCCCCCGCAGCGCCGCCCACGGCGCTCACGCGGTAGTTGTAGGTATTGGCCGCCAGCGTGCCGCCCGTGCTGGACCCGGCAGCGGAGAAGCTGGGTGTCTTCATCGTCTGCAGGAAGGTCCGCACGCAGACAGCCGTGCTGGCCGGCACGCTGATGCCAACGGGGTCCGTCAAAACCTCGGAGAGCGGCGGAATGCTCACCGTGGCGGGCGGATTGATGGTGCTGGATGAGCTGCCCGTAATCCCGGTGCCAGCCGTCCCGTAGGTGAGTGGGATAAAGGTGTTGGCCGGGTATTCCAGCACGGCGGAGAGCGTCACGGGATAGATCGGCGCGTATTGGCCGCCGCTATATTCGCCCACCCCGCTATCGATGACATTCTTGAACCGGACCCGCAAATCATGCACGGCGCCCGCCGTGGTGAAGCACACCCGGCTGGTGCCGCCAATATCCGTGGTGCCGTTGGACGTGCCCGTGTTCATCCAACGCCCGCCCAGCAGCGGCACGCCGATCGTGCGGGACGGGTAGGGGCTATTAAAGGCGTTCATCGTATTCAGCACGCCATGGGCATTCAGCGGCGCCGCGCCGGACGCCTGGCCCAAATTGCCCTGCGCCAGCGCCAGGCTGGGCAGCAGCGCCAGCAGCGCGGCGCGGATCATCGCGCGGATCATTGCAGTTCCTCCGTGGTGTCGGCCCGCGCCAGGCAATGCACCGTGTCGGTGTTGCCGGCCGGCGGGGTCCAGGTCACGCCCAAGCCTTGGTCGGTGGTGTCCGCCGCCAGCAGCAGCGTCATGCCGGTCAGCGTGCCGCCGGACCGGCTGGGCGCCGTCGCGGTCAAATAGCCGCCGCTATAGCTCGCATTGCCCGTGGCGCCCCGGTCCAGGTCGCTGCTCACCGCATCCCAGGACGCCCAGCCCGCCGCCGTGGTGTCCCGGCAGGACGCGGAAATGCGCAAATGGTAATGCGTGGACGCGGGGATGTTGCCGACGTTATACGCGCCGGCCGCGGCCCCGTCCGACGTGCCGGTGATCGCCGACGCACTGGCGCCAGACCCGCGCAACTGCAGCCAGCCCATCTGCGCATCGCCGGCGGTCGCGAACTTGCCGCCGGCATAGACGAACTTGCCATTCGTGCCGCGGTCGGTGGACGACGTGCCGAACGCATAGCCGGACACGCCCGCCGCCGTGTCGCCCAGCCCGCAGGACACCGAATACTGCCCGTAGGACAGGTTAAAGCCGCCACACAGCACGGTCGAGCGGTAGCCGGACGCCACGTTCTGCGTGCCGCCGGTGATGATGGCCTCTTGGTTGGTCGCCTTGTTGCTGTCGCCGCCGGCGATCGTGGCATTAGCCCCCGTCGCGGTATGCTGCGTGCTGGTGCGCGAGCCGACGCCGTTCTGCAAATCCACCGCGCCCACGCCGGCCGCCACCGGGATCACGGCGCCCACATAGGGGATGATCCCGCCCACCGCCGGGCTGCCGAAATTGCGCAGCGGCGCCAACATGAAGCTGGTGGCGGTCGGGTCCACCGCGTAGCTCCACCCGGTTTCCGCGCCATTGCCGTCAAACAGCAAATTGGTGCTGGTCTGCGCGTTGGACGCGACCGTCACTTGTGTCCCCGTGGTGGCGATGCCGGACAGGCGGAACGACATCGAGCGCCCCCAAGTCACGCCCACGCCCATGCCCGGCCCGGTCCCGATCAGCCCGTTGACATTGATGTTGTAGGGCATCGTGGCGTAGCTGGCCGCCGTGGTTTCCAGCGCGTAATAGCCGGCATAGGGGTTGATCAGTTCCAGCCCGAAAAATTGCAGATTGGCCACCGTGCCCAATTGGACCGGATCGCCGATCTGCAGCAGGTCGCCGGCAATGGCGGGGGACGGCGCATTGGCGCCCTCGATCCGCAGGCCATGCACCAGGAAGTTGCGCAACTGCATCCCCGTGCCGCCGCGGATCACGAAGCCCGGGCCGTTCGGCGCGAAGATGTTCATGTCGTTGATGTCGATCTCGTTCGTGCTGTCGCCGGACCCGGCGACGCTGTTGAACTCGACCGCCGGGACGCCCGCTGCCCCCGCCGTGAAAATGCGGACATTGTCGAACACGCTCTCGCGCATATAGCCTTGGCCGGAGACGTATTTCGACACGCCGGAATACAGCGCCCGGCCATTGATGGTGGAAATGTTGACATCGCGCACCAGCACGAAATCGTCGCGGTCATAGAACACCATCGCGTTTTGCTGGCTGCTGGCCGCGGTGTTGCCGGTGATGGCAATGTCGCGGAAAATCGCGTTGGCCTTCTGCACCGTCGCCAGGGTCGATCCGGTCTGCTGCGGGTAGTTGGGTCCCATCCAGGCTTCGGACCAGGAAAACAAATCGCCCGCGTAGCCCGTGCCCATGGCCACGAAGGATTTAGCCGGCCCATCGCCGATGACGCAGCCCGGCCCGCGGAACGTGGGCAGCGCGGTGGCAGAAATCAGCGATGTGCCCGCCGGCATGTAGATGCAGGGGAAATACCCCGCCGCCATGTCGGTATTGACGGCATTGATCGCCGCCGCCCAGGCGGCGCTGTCATCGGTCACGCCATCAAGCTTGGCGTTATACGGCGCATCCTTGATGTTGATGCGGTCCTGCGCGCGGGCGTCTTCCGTCCGCCCTAGAACCGTCCCGGTATCGAGCGCCGTGCCGGGCGTGAACCCGCCGGAGCCGCCGGAGCCGAGATATTCGTAGAGCGGCCCGGCCTGCGCCGAAGCCGCCAGAAACACCGCCAGCAGCAGGGCGGGAATGAAGCGCTTCAATTGCCATCCCCCCGCGTGAACTCGACGCTGGCCGTGCCGCTGGTAGTCAGGACCGCCAACGCTTTGATTTTGTCTGTGATGGCGAAAATCTCGATCTCGCCCGGCATCAGCAACAGGCTATTGGCCGGCGTGCCGACAACCGGCGCCACGCAATTGGCCGCTGCATCCGCCACGGCGAAGCCGAACGCCACGCGGATGGCGACGGTCGAGTTGTTGACGACCCGAACGTCATCACCGGTGCCCGGGAGCGCCACGGCCTGCGCCGTCGTGGTCGCGGCGACCAGGATCGTCATCTCGCGCGGCAGGAACGCCGGCGCCATGCCCGATGCCATGATCAGGCCGCCGTGATCGGCGCGGACGCCGCATTGAGCGCCGCCAGCAGCGCCGCATCGACGCTATAGGGCGGGCCGGGCCGGAAACTCAGCGTCTGCCCGTTGAAGGCCTGGACCCAGGGCGCCGAAAACACGTAGGTCGCCGCCTCGCCCGCCAGCGCGTCCAGGACGGTCGCATTGGCCTGCGCCACGCCGCCGCCCGCCACATACGGCGCGGTGACCGGCTGGTCCCCGGTATAGATGGTCATGGCCTAGCTCTCCCAGGAACAGGCTTTGTCGCTGGCCACCACCAGCGCCTTCAGCGCCGTGTCCGCGATGATCCGGATGCCGGGCTGGAACGTGACGGTATGGCCGCGATAGGCCACGCTGAAGGCTTCCAGCGGCACGCCGACATGCAGCCCGGCCGTCGCGGCCAGCGCGGGCGCCTGGGCCTTTGCTGCCGTGGTTTCGCCGGCCGTGACGACGCGTCCCACTCTAGCCGGCATGCTCGATCATGACGGCGCGCTTGTACGTCGCGTTCGTCGCGGTCGGCAGGGTGGTGGGCTTCGTGGTGCTGTCGCTCGGCGCGGTGAAGCCGCCGATCCAATACCAGGATTGCGCGATGATCTGCTGCAGCCGGTCGAGCGGCTCGCGCGTCACCATCACCACATCATCGACCATGCTGATGATGCTATCCTTCGGCGCCACGTCGGCCGCCGCCATGCCGGCGAAGTCGCCCTCGACCAGCGCACCTTGCCCGCAGATGATCGGGCGGCGCACATTCAGCCCGCTGATGCTGGGATGCGCCTGCACGAAGGCCTCCGTCGTCGGCAGCATGCGCACACCGAGGAACGGGCTTTCCAGCGTGCCCCGGGCGAATTCGGCGATCAGCCCGACGCCCTGGAAGAGCTGCTTGAAATCCGGGTCGGCGAACAATTGCCGGGCCGATTTCGGATCGAGATAGCAGTTGTACATATCCCCGCCGACGCCCGGCACGCCATTGAGGCGCAGGCTCGCCACGCCATCAAGCACGTTGCTCATGGTCAGCGTGTCCGTCGCCTGGATCAGCGAGGTGTTGCCCCGGCCAGACGGGCGCACGATCTGCGCGGCATTGCCCGCCAGCACGGTGTTGCCCGCCGTGCCATCGGCCACCGTGACGTTGCTGGAGAAGGTCAGCGTGCCGGAAATCCCGTTAGGGGTGGTGCTGACGTTGCTCCCGTCCACCGTCACGCCGGTCAGCGTGTAGGCGTCGCCATTGACGGTGCACGCCAGCGTGTTGCTGCCGGACACCGCCAGCATGGTCGGCGACACGCCCGCGCTGGTGGCGATGCCGGTCGGCGTGGTGGTGCCGAAGATGTACTGGAAGCCGCGCACGTCATCGACGCTGATGGTTGGGCCGGTGCTGCCCAGCGTGGTTCGCACCCGCGTGTTGCCCTGAAAATAGGCGGCGAACAGCGCGTTGCGCGCCAGCTCGTCCAGCGAACGCGCCGCCTGCTCGCCATTGACCTTCGCGTTCTGCATGAACTGGTTTTTGATGCCGACGCGGTTGGTCACCATGTTCAGGTCGATGGTGTCGGCATACATGTTGAGCGTGATGGTGTACTGCTCGACCGCGAAGGTGGTGCTGCTCAACCCGTTATCGAGGTTGGTGTTGGCGTTTGCCGCCAGCGGGGTGGTCACGGTCGGCTTGAGCCCGGCGCGGGTCTTGGTCAGCGTCTCGCCGATGCCCACGGCGAAGGTTTCGCGGTCGGCAATGGCGCGGTAGCCCAGGCGGCTGCGCAGCGCCTCCTCGAACTCGCGCTCCTGGAAACCCTGCTGGATGATCGGCTGCAGCGCGGACGGAAAGTTCTGAATACCCATCGGGTCTAGGCTCCATCAAAGGGATGCGGCGCCGTCGCGGCGCTGCGGTCCAAGGGGTGCCCAATCCCCGGATAAGGCAGACAGTCAGCTAAGCGGCGAGCATCGCCGCGCGGGCGGCTTTCCACTCATCGGCGGTCATGTCGCGGGCCGGCTTGCCGGCGGCCGGATTCGGCGGCGGCGGCGGGTTGCCCGGATTGCTGGTGGACGGCTTGCCGAACAGATGGCCCCGCTCGGCCTTCAGCGCGGCGATGTAGGCGTCCAGGCCCTCGACATCGCCGTCATCGGTCAGCTTCAGCGTGGACACGTCGAGCGTCGCCAGATCGCGCGGATCGAGCAGCCCGGCGGCTTTCGCGGCGCGGCGCAATTCGGCGCGGATCATCCGCTCATCCGCCTTGGCCTGCGTTTCCGCCAGCTTCTGCGCCGTCTCGGCCTGTGCGGCGGTCAGCTCGGCCTTCGCTTCGTCGCGCTCCCGCTCGGCTGCCGTGGCGCGGCCTTTGGCGGCGGCGGCGTCGGCTTTATGCTGGTCGGCCCAGGCCGCGTAATCGGCGATCAGGCGGGGCTCGACGCGGTTCGCAGGGTCACGCGGCGGCCCGGGTTGCGGGGCAGGCGGGTCAGCTTCGGCCATTCGGGATCCTCAGACGGGAACATGGGTTGACGGGGACAGTTTGGCGGCGGCAGCGGCCTGCGCGGTGGCGCGGGCGTCGGCCTCGGCTTGGTCGGCCTTGATCGCGGCCAGCTCGGCGGGCACGTCGCCGATGTCATGGCTCTGCGCCACGATCTTCACGGCGGTCTCCTGGCTCATCACGGCAGCGGTCAGCAGCGTCGAGAGCGTCGCCGCCTCGTCCACCAGGTCCCGCTGCGTGGGGCTAAACCAAGGCGGCCAGCGCAGCGTCAGCCGGGCGCCGGCGGGCATCGGCGGCACCGGGCGTCCGTCCGCGGTGAATTCGTAGACCGCCCGCGCCCGGATGATCATGCGCGCCAGCGCCAGCAGCCCCGCGCCGTAGCTCGACCGCAAATGGTCGCTCAGGTTGATCAGAGGCTGGTGCAGCATTTCCATGGCCCGGCCCGATTGCGCCGCCGCCATCTTCTCGGCGCTGGACCGGTTGCCGTGCACGCTTTCCAGCGCGAATTCCCGCAGCGCGCGGACATACTCGATCACCGCCGCCGCCGCCGAGCCGCCGATCTCCAGCAGCTTGGCGTCGCCGCGCTCGCCGACCACCAGCGCATTGCCGGCGGATTTGATCATCTCGCCCTCGATCGCGGGCTCTTTGATCACCAGTTGCGGGTCGGAGGAGTATTTCAGCCCGCGCCCGGCCTGGGAGAGCTGGTAGTCGATCTCGATCGCGGTATGGATCGCCGCGCGGAAGGTGCAGGCGCCGTCCGGCGCCGTTCCGCCCGGCAAATTGCGTATCCAGACGATCGGCACGAAGCCCAGCCCATGCGTCACGCTGCGCCCCGGGTCCGGCACGGGCGGCTTGCCCGCGCTGGCGTCGCCGACCGGCTGCGGCACGAAGCATGTCTCGGCATGGTCATCCCAGACGACGCGCCACCAATACGTGGCGCCCCGCTCCAGCCCGGTGTAGCCGCATTCGTCCATCAGCACGCCGCCGCTGACCTTGTAGGCCTGCGTGACCTTCAGCAGCACGTCCGGCTCATCGGGCCGCCAGGCGGGCGTCAGCGTCGCCGTGTCTAGAACGTCGAGATACAGCCGCCCCGACAGGATGCGCAGCCGCACCGCCGCCGAGCCGACCGAGCCGCGGAGGGCGGCCTCGGTCATCACATCGGCCAGGCGGGCGTCCTGCGCCAGATCGGCCAGCGCCTCGCGGGTGGCGACATCCTCGCAATCGATCGCTGGGAAGCGGCCCTCGCCGAACAGCATCGCCACGCTATCCGCCACCACGATCGCCGGCAGCGCATAGCGCACGCTGGGCTTGCGCCGGCGGATCGGGATGTATTCGCCCGCGGGGGATTTCTCATCGTGGAAATCGTGCTGCAGCACGTCGTAGAGCGTGCCGTCGAGCACGCGCTGCATCATCGTCAGCGTGCGGTAGCGGGCGGGCATGTCCGGATCGTGCGGCACGAGGGCGCAGAGCGTGTCGAACATCAGACCCCGCTTTCAGGCCTCACCCGGTGGCAATGGGGCGCCACCCAATGGTCATTGCCGCTGCGCTTGATGATCCGCTCGGCGCGCAAGCAAGCGCCGCGGTCCGGATAGGCCACGGTCACCGGCCGGCACTCGCCGGACGCGTTCACACACAGCCATGCGGTTAAAATCCAGGCGCTCATGAGGGCCGCCACACGAAAACGGCGCTCACCCGGGGAGGGCAGCGCCGTCATTTTTCGTATCGTGGGAATTTCATAGCGATTCGCGCCGCGCGGTGTCAAGCGTCTCGTTTTGCGCGCCATTCCGCCTCGATCACCGGCAGCAGATGGTCGCAGAGCCGGTCCAGCGCCGCCACCAGCATTCCCATGCCGACGTCCCGCCGCAGATCGGTGCGCCGCCCCGCGTCGTCCACCCGGCCGCGCCCCTTGCACCACGACGACACGTCGCTGTTGAGGATCACGACGGGGATCAGGATGGCGCAGAGCCGCGGGCCCACGGCGGCGGTGGCCTCGCGGTAGACCTGCATCTGGTCGAGCTGCGCCAGCGTCGGCCCGCCGGGCTGCAGCGTCTCCTGGACCGGGCCGGACGCAGCGCCTGCCGGCCGCGCGCCTTCGTGGCCGATCTCGTACGCCGTGCGGTAGCGCTTGGCGGCGCGCATGTGCTCGGCGGTGACCAAGTTGCCGTTGGCGTGAAGACCGGCCAGCACATCGATGCGGCGATGGCCCTGCACCATCTTCGCCGTGCGCCGGTTGGGGTTGGTATCGTCGGGATCGCGCCACGCTCCCGCTTCCAAGTCGCGGCCGAGCCGCACCAGCTCGACCGGGCTGGCATGGGCCTGCGCCGCGGTCACGACGCGCCGCCGCTCGGTCCGCTGGGCTTCGGCGTAGCGCTTGCCCGCCTCCGCCGCCTGCGATGCGATCCGGGGCGCATCGGCCGCCGCGATGGCGTCGATGATCGCGGCGCGGCGGCGGTTCTCGGCGGCGCGCTCTTTGCGCAGCCGCTTGGCGAAGTCGGGGTTCGACATGGGGCGTCACCGTCCGATGATGTTGATCTGCATCCGCCGCGCCGGGGCGGGGGCGGCTGTCAGCGTGTTGAAGGCCCGGCTGGAGGCGTCGACCTGATCGTCTTTCGTGCCCCCAGGAAAGTCGCGCAGCTCTTCGAGGTAAGCCCGGTTCCACGGCGCGCGCACCAGCGACACGTTGCCGACATTGGCCTGGCTGACCAGCGGCATGGCGCGCGTGGCCTTGTCGCCCGTCTCCGGCGTGCTCTCGACCACGTAGCCGATCAGGTGCTTGGTCAGATACAGCACCTGCGCCTTGCCCGCCTGGCCCGGGTCCTGCGGCAGGCTGATTCGCACGCCTTTGCCGTCGCGCTGCGCCGTGGCGACGATCGCCTGCTCGACCGCCTCCGGGCCGCCGCGCAGCCGCACCACGTCCTGCACGGTAAAGCGGCCATCTAGCCGTTGCATCAGCACGCCCACGGTCCAGTCCGGATCCCGCGTGCCCACCTGCTCGGTCGCGGCGAGGTCCCAGGCGCGGACCAAGCTGCCGCCCGCCGGCGCCGCGTCGAGCGTGCCGATCATCTCGATCATGATCAGCGCGCCTTCCGCCACGCGGGGCTGCTGCTGGAACAAGGCGGCGAAGTCGCGCTCGCCCACCACGGCGCGCTTTCGGGCCAGCGCCGCCTCATCCTCCCATTCCGGCCACAGCGCCGCGCCAATCGGGCGGCCCATCGGATCGTCCGGGCTGTCGGCGAGCGCAGGCAAGCAGACGACGCGCCATTGGTCGCCGCCCGCCGCCATCTCCTCCAGCAGGCGGCCGGCCAGGTCATCGGGGTGCCAGCGGGTCTGGATCAGCACCATGCGCCCGCCGGGCCGTAGGCGGGTGTAGACGTCGTTGCGGTACCAGTCCCAGGTGCGCTCGCGGTAGACGGCGCTCTCGGCGTCCTGGCGCGATTTAACCGGGTCATCGACGATGATCAGGTCGGCGCGCGCCCCGGTGATCGGGCCGCCCACGCCCGCCGAGCGGTAGCGCCCGCGGTTGGACGTCTCCCACAATTCGACGCTCTCGCGGGTCAGCCCATAGGCCAGCGCGTCGGCTTGCTCGATCGCCACCCGCATCGCCTTGCGGCTGAAATCCTCCGCCATCGAGGCGGTGTGGCTCGCGCCGATCACGCTGAGGCCGGGGGCCTGCGCCAGGAACCACGGCGGGAATATCTCGCTGGCATAGGTCGATTTCGCCGAGCCGGGCGGCAGCAGCAGCATCAGCCGGTCCACCGCGCCATCGGCCACCGCCTGCAGCTCGCGGATGATCACGCGGTGATGCGCCGCCGGCGCCTGCCCCCGCGGCGCCAGAACGTCACTTGCGAACGTCAGCAGCGAGCGCCGGGCCAGGCGGCGGCGTTGCTCCTCCATCACCCTCACCAAGCTCTCGCGCGAGCTGCGCGCGGCGCTGCTCAAGGGCGGCGTCATCGAGGGTCGAGAGGGCATCGGCGTTGATGTTGATGTTTCGGGCAACGGGCATCCCCTCGATGCGGTTGAGCAGGGCTTCGGCGGCGCGGACCTGCACGGCGGGATTGTCGGACGTGGTGGCCAGCCCGAACAGCAGGTCTTTCAGGATCGCCGCCTGCTCGGATCGCGGGATGCCGGGCGGCGCCCCCGGATTGCCCGGCTGGAACAGCGCCACGGGCTTCGCCGGAGCCGTAGACGCGCCCTTGGCGGGACCGCCCCAGCCGGGACCGCCGGCGGGCGTGCCGCTGCCTTTCGGGCGGGTGGAGCGGGTCCGCGGCATCAGGCGGCATGGGCCTCCGCCAGGCCGCGCGCGCGCGCCGTTCCGGGGGCTTCGAGGGGCTCCCCGATGGCATGCAGCGCGGCCTGGTAGCAGGCGCGGTCGAGGCTGGACACGTCCGGCTCGGCGTGGCGTTCGCGCAGGATGGCGGCGACTTCGGCGGTCTCCAGCGGTGTCCAGGGGTGGGCGATCATGGCGTGCTCTCCGGTGCGGGGTTGGGGTCCAGGGCGGCTTCGGCGCGGGCCAGTTGGCGGCGCATTTGGGTCAATTCGTCCTCGCGGTCGTCGAGCTTCTGGGCGTAGAGGCCGAGGATGCGGCTGGTCCAATTGACGCGGCTGAGCGCTTTGTTGCGCTCCCGCCCGACGGCTTCGAGCATCCCGTGCGCGTCGGCCAGAGCGGCGCGCAGCCGGGCCATGGGGCGCCGCCAGAGGGTCCATCCGAGCAGCAGGCCGATGGCGAGCGCGATGACCTGCATGCCGAAAATGACGGCGTTGACGGCGGTCTGATCGTCGGTCATGCGGCCCTCTGGGTTCGGATTGCGTGGTCGAAATAGCTCAGGAAACGCGGCGGCTTGTAGGTTGGCCGGGCCGCTATGTCTTTGATCGCGGGCAGGATTTGCGCGTGCAGATCGAGGCCATCGGCGAGCCAGCCGAGCATGGGCCGCCAGTCCATGCCGGGGGTGTGGCCGTCCATCCGGGCGGCTTCGCAGACCAGGGCGGCGGCGGCATCGACATACCAGCCGCCGGCGGTGGCGTGAGGTTTGCCGTCGTCGCGCGACACCTCGGACGTGGGGGTCAGGTGCAGCCAGGCATGCGGCTCGTCGTTCAGCGTCGGCATCGGCGGACTCGCGCGCGTCGCTTGCTTTCTTTCTCTGACTCTAGCCTCTGGCCTCTGGGCTTTATCCCCCCCGTTATCCATGGGGTTATCCCCATCGTGCGCAGGGGGGTTAACCCCCCCCTTAACCGGCAACTCGCCTTGGGGGTTATCCCCCCCCTTAAGGGTTGGGTTTCCGCCGCCCTTCCCGTTTCTGAAATCTGCCTCCGCCTTCTCTGCGTCTTTGACCATGCGCCGCGAGAAGATCGTCCCGTCCGCGGTGCGGCTTAGGACGCGCCATTGCTCAAGCTCCGCGATGGCGGCCCGGACCGTCTTCACGTCGCTACCGACCTGCTTAGCGATGTGATCGACGCTGGGCTGCACGCCAGCAATCAGCAGATGACCGTATCGAGACGACTTATGCATCGTCGCAATCATCTCGATCCAGAGCCCCCGGGCGGTGAGGCTGCACTGGCTTAACCCTTCATCGGCCTGCCAGTCTGCCGGGTAGAACTTCATCCATGGCTTGCGCTTTTCGATCACAGATCTGGCCCTCCGGTGGGCTGCAGCCATCCGTCTCCAACGCGGACCCATCCGATCGACGCCATCATATTGACGGCATCCTGTTCGGAGCGGCCTATGGTGGCGGCGAGCGCGACCAGCATGTCATGAGGCAGCGGCGTGCCCCGGATATCGACCTCCGGCGGCACGAGCGGGGCGGGAATGTCAGTACCGGCCATGGTCACGCTCGCTAAAGGACGTTGTGGCGCCGCAGAAATTCAGATCGACCGTGCCAGGCTCGCCGTCGCGCACCTTGGCGAAGATCAGCTCCGCCCTGCCGGCGGCCGCGTCCCGCGCGGTCTGCCATTGCGTCTTGCGGTTGGCGAATTTCTCCATCGTCTCTCCGGGGCTCTGTTCCGGCTCCTTCGCCATGTAATATTCGGCGCGGTAGACAAACGCGACGGCGTCGGCGTCCTGCTCGATGTCGCCGGACTGGCGCAGGTCGGACAGGTTCGGGCGTTTGTCGTCGCGGTTCTCGACGCCGCGGTTGAGCTGCGCCAGCAGCAGCACCGGACATTGATGCTCCTTCGCCAGCCGCTTCATCGCGCCGCTGATCCGGCCCACCGCCCAGGTGCCGCCATGGCGGGCGTCTTCATCCTCCGGGCGGATGATGTGCAGGTGATCGACCATGACCAGGCCCACGCCGTGCTTGCGGCGGGCGTTGCGGATTTTCAGGCTGATGCCGGCCGCGGTCAGGCCGCCGCCATCCTCGATGGTGAGCTTGAGGCTCGCCAGCTCGCGCCTGGCATCGATCAGCAATTCGCGCTGGCCGGGCAGCAGCTTGCCCCGCTTCATGCGCCAGACTTCGACGCCCGACAGCGTGGCCAGGGCCCGGCGGCCAAGTTCGAGGGCGGACATTTCCAGGCTGATCACCACCACGCCAATGCCCGCGCGGGCGGCGTTGACCGCCCATTGCCAGCCGAGCGCGCTCTTGCCCATGCCGGGCCTTCCGGCCAGCACGGTGAGCGTGCCAGGCTCCAGCCCTCCGGTTTTGTCGTCGACGCTGGGCATGCCCGTTGACAACCCTGCCGGGCCGTCGCGGGCCGTCGCCTCATCGGCCGCCCGGAGTGCGGCGTCCATGGCGGCGTCCATGCTCATGCCCTGGCTGGCGGGCATGGAGAGCGCCAGGGCGTCCAGCCGCGCCATTGAGGCGCCGATTATGGCATCGGCGGATGCTTCGCCGGCGCTGGACGCATAGGCCTGCTCGCGCATGTGCTCGGTCAGCGCGACGACTTCGCGGCGGCGGTGCAGATCGGTGATCAGGTTGCAGAGATTCGCCGCATAGCCCGGCTGCAGGCCGACGAAGCATGTCAGCAGGTTTGCCAAATACTTGGTTTTTTCGTGATCGTCCTGCGCGATGGCTTGTTTCACAGCGATCATGGCGGGCGCGCCGGGCTGGCCGACGGCGATGATGGCTTCGTGGATCTCGGCGTGACCGTCATAGCCGTAATGCGCAGAACGGAAGCTCCCGGGCAAAGAGGCGAGGAGCGACGGCTTCGCCAGCAGCGCGCCGAGCAGCGCCCGCTCCGCCTCGATATTCAGCAGCCGGTTATCCGCCACCACGCGGAACGGCAGGGCGTCGGGTGAATAGGCGGCGCTCATGGCGCGCTCTCCGCCAAGGCGGCGAGCTGCTGCAGCGCGGATACCGTCCCGTCGATCTCGGCGGCGATGTCAGCCTGGTCCGGGCGCGATTGCAGCCACGCCGAGAGCTTCGTCAGTATGGCTTGGCGCGCCTCGCAGAACTGCGCGTATGGGGCCGGCGGTGCGGGGCGCGCCGGCGTCTGTAGGCGCACCACGTTGCTCACGCGGCCCGCCTGCGAAGCTGGGCCCGGACCGGCTCGCCAAGGCTGGCAACCCAGCCGCGCACGCTGGACAGCGTGGCGCCGGCAAACCAAACGTGATGGGTCACCATGCCCGGCTCCGGCGTCCAGACGCTGACCAGCGGGTCGGGAAAGCCGTCGTAGCGCACGATCCAATAGCGCCAGGCGCCCAGCTCGCCGTAATCACGGGTCTGCGGCCTGCGGTGCATCAGCAGGGCGCATTCGGCGTCGGTGAGCGGGCGAGGCATGCTCATGCGAGCACCCGCCGCAACCATTCCCGAGCGGCCGCCAGGTCCGCGACCTCCTCGCTGAGCGGCGGGTCGACGGGATGCAGCGCGGACACCAGCAGCAGCCCTGGCGTGAACGGGCTGTCGTAGACGCCAACCGAGCGCCCGCGATACGGGCCGCTGAAGTGACAATGCGGCGGCGCGCAGAGCAGGGCCGCGTTGACGCGCGCAATCTCCGCGGGCGTCGGCGCGTCGCGCGCTGCGGCCTGGGCGTGTTGCTGGGGAGTCATGCCGCCAGCCTCCGCATCGCCACCTTCACGCCGTACGCCCAGAGCGCGGCGGCGTCGGCGGCGTCCAGGTCGGGGAAGCGCCAGCCCTGCGCGGTGCACCAGGCGGCGACGTCCTCTTTCTTGCAGTTGCCGCGCCCCACGGTCTGCGCCCGCACCGTGCTGACATGCGCCTCGCGGCAATCGACCTCGCGCCGGAAGCACACCAGTTCCGTCACCATCGCCAGCCCCAGCAGGATGCGCCCCGCCTGGACGCCGCTATGCTGGCCGCGGGGCAGCGGCGCTTCGTAAAGCACGGTCGACGGCGCAAACGTCGTGATGGCGTCGGCCAGCCAATCGCAGAGCGCCGCGGCGATGGCGCCATTGTCGTAGCCGTTGCGGCCGAGCTGGACCGAGCCGAGCCGGGGCGCCGCATCCCCGGCGGCGCCGAAGCACCAGCCCGTATTGCCGGACAGGTCCAGCGCCAGGATGCGGACGGGCCTCACGCGGACGCCCGGTCCTCTGGGTTGCCCGATGCCTTGCGGCGGCCCTTGGCCTTCTTCGGCGCCATCTCGGCGGCGATCGTCGCCTGGCCGGCCAGCCAGCCCTTGTCCCAGCGCTGCCAGGCTTCGCTGGCGGTGGGATGCGGATTGGACTCGCGCAGCGCGCCGGCGGCGCCTTCGTGATGGCCGTCATCCTCGGCGCGATGCAGCGAATATTCCGCCTGCGCCTTCTCAGTCGGGTGCTGGTCATCCGTCGTGCCGAACAGACTGCCCTGCGCGCCGATCGGCAGGCCCTCCCATGCCGCAAAGCGGGCGAGGTTGCGGAAATGCATCGCCACCTCCTCCGGATCCTGCCGGCCGAGCTTCATCACCTGCGCCAGCGCCTTGGTGTCGATGCCGGCGTTCTTCGCCCGCTTCATCGCCGTCTGGTGCTCGCTCTGCGCGGTCTGCAGCGCCGTGTAGGTCGCTCCGACGGCGGCGCGGTGTTCGAGGTAGGTTTCCGGCGTGAGATTGGATTTCGGCGTCTGATCCATCTTCTTGGCCATGTTTAGGCGGCTCCTTGGTGGGGTGCGGCGCGCCATCCGGCGATCACCTGTTCGGCGGCGATGCGGGCCGCCTCCGCTGTGGCGCCTTCGCAGGCGACCGCACTGTGCTTGAAGGCCACCGCGACGAAGCTGCCGTCGGGCAATGGCGGTCCGATCTGGACGCGGTAGCCGTCGCTATAGGCCGTCAGGCGCCGGCCGCCGGGGAAGATGTATGTGGCGCTCATCGCTACAGCGCCGCCGGGCGGCTGGGACGGCCGATGCTGGCAGGCAGGCCCTCGCGCGCGGCGACGCCGCGGAACGGCATCGCCGGCTTGCCGGGCGTTGCCGCAGATGGCGCGACGGCTGCAGCCGGGCGCGGCCAGGCGGGCAGCGTCACCTCCAGCCAGCCGTCGGAAAAATCATAGTCGAGCGCGGTCGATTTCATGCCGGCTGCCGGCATGAACGGCAGGCCGTGCAGTGCCAGCGTCGCGCTCAAATTGCCGGCCTTGCCGCGCCCAATCACCTTCAGCAGAGTATGGCCGGGGCCTGGCTCGATCCGGACCAGGCCCGCGTGTTCGCCCGCGCCGAGCAGCACGGAAACGGTGGCGCCCGGCCGCCAGAACGGTAGCGCGCCGCCGGGCAGCTTGTGCGGGCAAACCAGAAGCAACGCCCGCTGGCGGAAGCACCGGCCATTCTTGCCGGACGGGTTGACCGTCATGGTCACAGGCATCGCCGCCGCAGCGCCGGATGACAGGGCGGGCGCAAGCGGGGTCCAACTCATAGCGCCGCACTCCTATCCTGGCGGTTGAAGCATGCGGCGGAGCACCAGCCGCGCATGGGCTGGCCCGAATTGAGCAGAGCGGCGATAGGGTGGCGCTCCGGCGCGTCGCCGGGCTCGACCATTCGCAGCTCGGGCGATCCGCACGGGCAGGCGACGCCCGGCAGCGTCATGTAGTCGCGGCGGCCGTTGGCCTTGGCGGGGCGCATCACCGCCGCCACCCCGTCAGCGGAAGCGGGATCTGGCGCGGGTCATCAACCGCCGCGCCCGGCTCGTGAGCCAAGCCGCCGTGCGTTCCCACCAGCCCGCCACGATCAGGCAGGCATTGCTGAGATGCAGCAGCAGCCACGGGCTGCGCAGGCAGAAATGCAGCAGCAGGCAGGTCGCGCTGAGAGACCAGCAGAAAATCCAGTAATTCGGCATTCTGTTTCCTCGCCGCGGCGATCCGGTCTTTTGCCGCGCGCTGGCGGGCCGCGAGGTCCCGCAGTTGGTCCATGACGTGGGCGGGCACGGCGGG